GGGTCTCCCCCCTACTTTAGCACAAGGATTAGGTTTAAAATGGCTTATCGAGTCAGAAAGAGAACTGTTCGTTATGGCGGCTGGGTTGCTGGTGCCCTTTCGGGCACTGTCAAGCTAGAACCGTCATACGTAGGTTCTCATTCCTGTACCGATGAAGTTCATCCCGGTCCTCCTTACCTAACTGGTGGAAATCTTTCGATTTCTAAACGGAAGTTCTCCCTAGGGAGAACCACCAGTTTTTCCGCACACGACCTTACGACTTTCAACTCGAATTGGGACGGGCATTTATGCGTTCTTGCATATATACCCTCTCCCGAGCCTATCCAACTATCTTTAGCTGGATGGGGAGCGAAAGGCTGGAATCGTGCGTTCCCACTGCACCCAATTTATCAATTGGGTGTTTCTTTGCTCGAACTGAAAGATTTACCACATATGGTTTTCCAGACGTGGTCTTTCTTTGGTCGATTGTTTTCTGCCGTCAAAGCTGGCGGCTTTAATACAATCGGTGCCTTTTTTGGTTCGTTCAAGAATCTCCGGGAAATTCCGAATGACTACCTCAACCTCCAATTTGGCTGGGCTCCTTTTCTCCAAGATCTTGCGTACATCTTAAGTATGCAAGATAAACTTAGACAAAAGCTTGCCTGGCTAAAGAAGAAGAATGGGAAGGCCATTCGACGCAACTTCGAGATGGATGCTGGAGGCTTCAGTGAGGGGATCAGTAGAAATATTGTTCCCCTTACGTCGTTGTCTCCGGTTCTACCTACGATGTTGTATTCCGGATCAGTTGTCACTAGCGTACCATTGCCAGTTCAGAAGTCTTATAATCGCCGTATTTGGTTTTCATCAAAATGGCGGTTCTATATTCCTGAATTGGCTGGTCTCCCACGGGACAGTATTGTCCCCTTAAAATGGGCTTTGACCGGCATCGACCTCGACTCGACAATACTTTACAAAGTATTTCCGTGGTCGTGGTTGTTGGATTGGTTCGTTAGTGTCGGTGCGGTTGTCCAAAACATTAATCTCCGCGCAAAATATCATGTTGTAGCCGAATATGCGTACGTGATGTGTCGTGAAAACTTCACATACCGTGCGCCCGGTTACGCTGATGTAAACACTGGGGTCTTTCAATACCTCGGTGGCGGGATTTTTGGTTGGACTGGTGTCCCTCGTAGAGTATCGGGTGTTACCGATACTGTTTATGAGTTTCGACAGAGGGAGGAAGCTAACCCTTACGGGTTTGGGATTACTTTTGCGTCTTTATCGGCGTATCAGTGGTCCATCCTTGTTGCATTAGGCCTTTCTGGTGGCGGAAAACGTTTCGCCACTAGAACATAGCAAGGAGAGTATGAGACTCTCCCAACAACAAGAAAAGGACTTACCATGTTCGCAGACCCCATCTCTATTTCCGTTGGGCAAACCAATGCCATCAGCGGAGGGACGGCGAAGTCTATGGCTCGTATTCGGTCTGATGGATACGCCGCGGAGTATTCGACGTCGGACGCCCTCTATACCGCCAAGATCACCCACACCAAGGGTGCTCGGACGCGGTCTGAGGCTCGCCTCGACTTCTTTACTCCGTATACGGATCCGGCGACCGGCCTGACCAAAACTGTGTCAGCTAGCGCATATGTCGTGCTGAATCGGCCGACGGCGGGGTTCACTACCTCGCAGTTGACTGACATCCTCACCGGCATCTGCGGCTATATGTCGCAGTCGGCCAACATGACGAAATTTCTCGCACTCGAGTCCTGACCTTTGGTCAGGCTCACTTGTGCGTTCGTCACGTGGACGGACTTCACTTCTTGCGTCCACCTCAAGGTGGATGCAGTCTGGGAGCATGTTAGGCTATGGATTGAAACCCTCCTTTCGTAGGAGAATCAATGAAAAGCCTAGATATCCTTCTTGGACTACTCGATGAAGCACATTTTAAAACTTGTGCTAGTATGTCTCGCGATCGATTTACAATTCAATCGCGATACGAAAACGAAGGTGAATCCTTTTTAGGAATCACCCTCCCTCTCTTTTCTGAGTGGCTTGAAGAAAGCATTCAGAATGGAAGAGTGGCGACCTGGATTTTTGCAAGGTTTCGAAAGAGACCTAAACAAAAATCAGTCTTACCGTGTTTCTTACACGGGTTGACTTGTCGTGTTTTCGATGAGAAGACTGGAGCGATTTTGGCGCAACCAGACTCGCTTGCCGTTGATGTTATACGGCAGATCTGCCTCTGGTATAAGAAAGTCTTTGAAGTCTGCGACCCTTCTCGGGATCGCAAGGCTAAAGAGGCGTATCGGAGTGTAGACGACAGTCTTCGTAGACTGCCAAAGTTCTCGTTAGAGAAGACCCAGAGTTTGAACAACGTCTGTCGTCGGTTTTTTCCGAAAATAGACGTCGCTTTCTCTCGGTCGATCGATGATATATCGATCCTTCCGCGGCATGGACCAGGAGCCACGGCCGATAAGGCCTGGGCTAATGAAAAATACCGCAGTCGAAACTTTTACGAGAGGTGGAACGATATCTTGAGTTGGGAACATCTCTACGGTTTCCAATCCGTAGACCTAGCTCAAGGACAGACTATCAAGCCTAAGGACGAGCAACCTGTCAAGGTTGTTTCTGTTCCTAAGACGATGAAGACCTCACGCATTATCTGCGTTGAACCGACTTCGATGCAGTTTGCTCAGCAGCTTACTGCAGCTAGGTTGGTAAAGAGTCTTCGGTCAGCTGACTTATACCGTCATCTTAATTTCGATGATCAGCGTCCAAATCAGGAAGCTGCTTATCGGGGTTCTGTTGACGGTTCGGTAGCTACGATAGATCTGTCTGAAGCGTCCGATAGAGTTAGTGTAAAACTAGTCTCTCTCGTTTTCCGACATAGTCCGCTTTTGCTTCGACACCTATTCGGTTGTCGATCAACTCGTGCTATGATGCAAGATGGATCAATTGTCCATCTGCGGAAGTACGCTTCAATGGGCTCGGCCCTAACTTTCCCAGTGGAAGCTGTTTGCTTTCTCATGATCTGCATCGCTGCAGTTTGTGATGAGCGGAAAGTTTTCAATCGGTTAGGCCGAGTAAAGTCCCTTGAGGCATTCGAAAAAGCCCGAAAGGACATACTTGTCTTCGGAGATGACATTGTTATCCCCGTGGACGCCATCGTTAAAGTGAAGGAGTACCTGGAGGCTTTCGGCCTAAAGGTAAACTCAAAGAAGACTTTCTTTCAAGGAAGCTTCAGAGAGTCGTGTGGTATGGACTATTTTGACGGTGTCTTAGTGACACCTGTCTATTTACGTCAACACCCACCAACTTCACATCGTGACGCTGGAAAGTTCGTCTCTTGGGTTCATATGGCCAACCGTTTTTATAAGAACGGTTGGATCCGTACGGCACACTTAGTTGCTGACTACATCGATAAGATGTATAAGCTTCCGTGTGTCCAGGAGACGTGCGCCGGCCTTGGCTGGCACTTCTACCGCGATGGTCCCGCGCCCACTCTGCGTTGGAATAAGAAAACCAACACTTCAGAGTACGTGGTTTCAACCCTCGTTGTAGACTCTATCAAGTTCAGTGATGAGCTTGATGGTTTGGATAGACTTCTGTTTTTCCACTTGAACCGTGGTGAGGCAGAGGAATATCTTAGTGACCCTACAAGGTCTCCAAAGAGAAACTCATTGAAGCTTCGCCGCAGAAAGGTACTACCGTGGTAACCACCACTGCAGATCTGACTGTTATACCGTCTAATGATAGTGTTATCATTACTTATTGGACGGACGACACTTCTCAGTCACGTCGGGTTTTCTCGACGTTAGGGATTCGTGAGTTCGTAAAGAAAGGCAGCAATCTGGATGATCTCCCGATTGCTGTCAGTCAATGCGCGCTTGCGTATCTTCTGATTAATGCCGAAGACGATAGCTTCTTTGTTACACTCCTCCCGATGTACCGTGTGAACGGTATTAGGGTCGAGTTCTCTTGAAGCGTCGCGATAAACGGCTGCTAGGCAAATTTTGCCTAGTATCTGCCTTTTAAAGGCAGAGGGGAGCTGCGTTGGCCACATCCGAG